GCGATAACAATATTAGACAAATATCTTCAACAGAAGACAGAGGATCGCAAACCCATGATGTTTGTGCTAGACTCATTAGGAATGCTTTCAACTTCCAAGGAACTAGCAGACAGTGCAGAGGGTAAAGACACCCGTGACATGACTAGGGCACAGGTAGTTAAAGCAATCTTTAGAATACTTACCTTAAAACTTGGTAAAGCTAATGTCCCATTACTTGTCACTAATCACACCTATGATGTCGTCGGAGCCTATGTACCCACTAAAGAAATGGGTGGGGGTAGCGGTCTTAAGTACGCTGCTTCTACCATCATTTACCTCTCAAAAAAGAAAGAGAAAGACGGTAAAGATGTCATCGGAAACATTGTCAAGGCAAAGGCTGCTAAGTCGCGTCTGACTGTAGAAAATTCACAAGTAGAAACGAGGTTGTACTATGATTCTAGAGGGCTTGATAGATACTATGGACTCTTGGAACTTGGTGAGAAGTACGGAGTATTCACTCGTAAAGGTAACCGCATTGTTGTCGGTGATAGCTCCGTTTATCCTTCTGCTATTCTTAAAGATCCCGAAAGATACTTCACCAAAGAAATAATGGAGAAGATTGACTGGGCTGCTGGTCAAGAATACAAATATGGTACGGAGAAAAACTAATGTTTGCAGGAATTAGACCACCTTCTCTCAATGAAGAAGACTATAAGGGTACTAAAGCAGGATCCAATGTCAAAATGTTGTTCCCTTCCCTTGTATTTGAACAAAAAGTAGAAGGTTTTGCAGGACTTCAGGATGAAATCATTGGGTATTGCTATGGTGAACGAGGTAGGGATCCAGAAGGAGTAACAGCAACCAATGTAAATGGTTGGCAATCTAAGAATGACTACCATTTAAAGCAATCTACTATGTTAGATGCCCTCTCAAGAGGACTAGGTTCTATTGGTGGCTTCCGAGATGGATTTGGTCTGAAGATGACAGGTCTATGGATCAATATTAACCCACCAGGATCACTGAATAATGGGCATAACCACCCTAACTGTGACCTTGCAGGTGTTATGTGGATTAAAACTCAACCTGAGTGTGGTAAGATAGAATTTGAAAATCCAAATTATTACAATCACCCTAACATAGCGGGTTATTCTAATGATTTGATAGAAGGTACAGAGATATTTCCTGCATATGATTTTGCTCCTAGGAGTGGTGAGATAATATTATTCCCATCTTACCTTCGTCATGGTGTACACCCTAATAATTCAAAGGAAGATAGGATATCTGTAGCATTTAACTGTGTTTTGGTGAAGGTATGAGAGACGATTTATTTGCAGTTCCAGTTAGAAAATATCACGTTGATAATAACGATGATTTTATCCAATATTGTGACGAAATATGGAAGGCTAACAGGTTTGAAGTACCTGATCCCTTCATATACCCTATCAATCAACTTGGATTGGAACTATCTCAGACTTATACTGATTTAATTGAGGCATTTCTTACTGATATAGGGTGCTATGAGACCCATAATTGTACTACTGACAGTATGATTTTAAAAGTATTGAGTAAAGGTGAGGCTACTGATAGAATAGACACACTACCTAGTCATTATACTCTCATTCATTACGTTGATGTTGAGGATGGTGCTGCATCAGACACATTCCACCATCCAGCACGGTCAATGCTGAATGCTTTTAGACCTGCTATGCTAGATGAATGGAGGGAAGCAGCAGCCTTGTATATTAACAAGGGTGATGTTATAATATATCCATCCTTCATGGAGCACAGTTCCCCTGTTAACATGGGAACTGGTAACAGAGTGACCCTAACACTTCCCCTTATATTACAAATTGATGAACAAAGTAGAGAATCTAATACTGAAGAACCTACTTCTTGACGAGGCATATGTTCGCAAGGCATTACCTTTCATTAAGCTAGAGTATTTCTCTGACTTTCTTGAGAAGAGTTTATACAGTGTCATATCTAAATATTTCACACAGTACAACGCTCTACCTACTAAGGAAGCCCTAGAAATTGAAGTTGGTCAGATTGATACCATCTCTGATGAACAGCATCACAGTATTTTGGAGATGATTAGGAGTATTGATGATGAGAAATCTGACCCTGATTGGATTGTAGATACTACAGAGAAGTGGTGTAAGGAACGTGCTATCTATCTTGCACTCATGGAGAGTATTAAGATAGCAGAAGGTAATGATAATGAGAAAACACCTAGTGCTATACCCAATATTCTTTCTGATGCCTTAGCAGTTAGCTTCGATAATAATATCGGACATGACTACCTACGAGACTACGAAGAAAGATACGATTTCTACCACAGAACTGAGGAGAAAATTCCATTCGACTTGGAATTCTTCAACCGTATCACAAAGGGTGGTATTCCTAATAAAACTCTCAACGTTGCTCTTGCAGGTACTGGTGTTGGTAAGTCTCTTTTTATGTGTCACGTTGCTAGTTCATGTCTCTTACAAGGTAAAAATGTATTGTACATTACTTTGGAGATGGCTGAAGAGAAGATTGCGGAACGTATTGATAGCAATCTTTTAAACTGTGATATACAGAACCTAAATCAACTACCTAAGTTGATGTTTGACAATAAGATTACAGCATTATCTAAGAAGACAGAGGGTAAGTTGATTGTTAAGGAATATCCTACTGCATCTGCTCACTCAGGACATTTTAGATCACTTCTAAATGAGCTAGCATTGAAGAAATCTTTTAGACCTGATATAATATTCGTAGATTACTTAAACATATGTGCATCCAGTCGTTACAGGGCAGGTACTAATGTCAACTCTTACTCGTACATCAAGGCGATTGCGGAGGAGCTTCGTGGTCTGGCTGTGGAAGCAAATTTACCGATCGTTACTGCTACTCAAACTACTCGTTCTGGTTTTGCTAACAGCGATGTTGACCTTACTGACACGTCTGAGTCCTTCGGACTTCCTGCTACTGCTGACCTTATGTTCGCTCTCATATCTACTGAGGAATTGGAAGGACTTAATCAGATAATGGTTAAGCAGTTGAAGAATAGGTACAATGATCCTACTGTTAACAAGAGATTTGTTGTGGGTATTGACAGATCGAAGATGAGGCTGTATGATGTAGAACAGAGTGCTCAACAAAACTTGTCCGATTCAGGACAGGATGAGATCGAAACCGTTAAGGAAGATTTATCTAAGAAGTTTGCGAGCCTTAAAGTATAATACATAGATTTGATCACTATCTAAGTTATGACTATTGATTTTAAAAAGTACGAGAAGTTTGTAGATGCTGTCACATCCGATAGTTCTAAAGATTTTGTCTATCTTGCTGACCGTTTGGTTGAGCTTGACGCAAAGGGTGCCAATATTGAACGTCTTACCACTGCTGGCGTTGGGCTTGCTGCTGAGTCTGGTGAGTTTCTGGAAATTGTTAAGAAGATGGTCTTTCAAGGTAAACCCTGGACCGATGATAATAGAAAGCATCTTATTATTGAGTTGGGTGACGTTATGTGGTACGTAGCACAAGCATGTATGGCATTGGAAGTGGATTTTGACGAGGTAGTTGAGGGTAATATCAAGAAATTAGAGAAGAGATATCCAGGCGGTAAGTTTGATATCAATGATTCTGAAAACCGTGCAGCAAACGACCTCTAATTTTCATCAAGCATTCCCTACGGTAATATATGAGAAGAAATTACCTGGTTTTCTATCACTACTATACAAGAGTTTTGAAGATGGGAAGTTTGATAACACTACAGGTCGTATAACTGGTGAGTTAAACGGTAAGGTTCTAGTCCATCAAGATCAGAGACTAGAACCATTTTTTAAAGCCTTGAAAAAGTGTGTGGTAGAGTACTTAGATCACTTTGCTGTAGACAAGAGTACATATGACATCAATTTTGTGAAGGCATGGTTCACTATATGTGACCCTGGCCAGCATTTTCCTGCTCATTATCATTCTTGCTCACATATATCATACGTTTATTATATACAGACACCTGGTGACCCTTTAATATTACATAGGAGGAACCCAAATGAATGGTTTGGTGACGCATTTAAACTTATTAAGGAGAATAGATACTGCAATGGTGATGGGTATGCTATCACACCTAAAGCTGAGCATTTGGTTATGTTTCCTGGTCATCTTGAACACTATACTACTCCTGAAGATAGACAACATCAACGAATTTCTATCGCTGGTGACATCCTTTTAACATTGAAGCATAGAACCGACACAGAAAGTGGTCTTCTTCCTCCAAAATACTGGAAACAATTCTAAATAGAATTATGGCAAAGCAAGCAGTAACAGCAAAAGTATTCCTTGACAAGATGAAAGATCGAGGAGACTATAAGGATTCAGATAGAGACAAGGGGATATTAAAAGAGATCCTTGACGAACTGGATGGTAATGTCTTGCTTGAAAATTCAAAAGAACCTTGGATATGGCCGAACCCAACTGCAAATGGTAAGACGATTGGTTCTGGAAAAAATAAAATTAAGATAGCTACATATAAAACCAATAGGATATACACAGGTGCAGAGGATCTTTCAAATAAACTCCGAGGAATAAAAACATCTAAGACAAAAACTCAACCAAAAAAGGGAGT